CTTTATACCATCCGTTAGGAGCAGCTGTTGTTAACGTTGCTTCTGTATATATATTTGTAGCAGTGTTGGCGTTTCCTGAAGCCCAGACTGTATCATTTAAAAAGTAGGTTCCTTGCGTTGGCATAAACTAATAATTTTATTCTTGTAAATTTACAAAAAAAAAATATAATATCCTTAAGGTTGACTAAGGAGTTCCACAAGCTTCAAGTAGCGCTACAAACCCTGTATTATTTGTAATTCTAAAAAACGTACTTGTTCCAGATGCATTAGTGTGATAATAATCATTAGCTAAAGGATTTACTCCGTTAGCGTCGGAGTAGACTAGCTCTCCAGCCGCAGGTATAGTTCCGGATCCGTTATGATAATATGTCTGTGTATAGTTAGTGTCTCCACATACCCCGTTAAAAGTCCCTCCTATTGTTGCAGAAAAAGCTGTAAGTGTTGTTCCACAACCAACACAACAGACTTCAGATGCTGAAGTAGAGTCATAGCATAACGACAATGCATCTCCACAGGTCGGACAATTTGCAGCTGCTTGCAGAATACCATTCACTTGTCTACGAGCAATAGTACCTAAAGAATAATAACCGTCAGCAGCTAAAGTGTTTAGCGCTTGATCAGTGTATAAAGAAATTGCATTTGCAAAACTTAATCCATCAAAGTAATATGTTGCTCTTGTTGCCATAATTTATTTAACAATTTTGTAATCCATTTCCGTCTATATCTCCCGAGCCGTCAGTTCCAAACCATACGTTAGCAGCTCCATTAGTTCCAACACTATACAATAACACTATACCTGTAGCAACCGTTCCTGTGTTATCACTATATATAGTAGTTCCAGCACCGTCACTTGGCCCTGTTCCTGTTGTAGTATAATATACTTCGTCTAAAACTCCAGAATACATACACGCTGTTTGAGGGTTTGCTTGTTGTTTAGTGTTGAACGGATAGTAAGTTACCGTAGGGCAAGTTACTACCGCATATACTTGTCCAGTACCTAAGTTTAAATTAATAAATTCTGTTGAAGATATTCTGTAGTATCCGTCAGTCAACTTAGTCTGCCCTTGATCTGAATAACAGAAGTCTCCAGCTTGAGGCGCTGCATTAGCCCCAGTATGATAGTATGTCTGATCTATTGATTGTGTACAGATAGTTGATATTTGAGGATCATTTACACTAGAATTAAATGCCTTTATTGCACAACTTCCATTACTAACAACCACTCCACTACTATTAACTTGTATCCACTCATTATTACTTCCCACTTCATAATATCCAGATTGTAATCTTGTACTTGATGCGCTGTCATCACATGTGGAAGAAGAATAAACAGTATCACCAATTGAAGGTAATACGTTTACACCATCATGATAATATGTTTGACTTGCAGGCTGTACACACGCTATAGCTATAGAAGACTGTACTGTACTTGATAAATATGGTGTACAGAAATCTCCACAACCACAACACGCATCACCGACTACACTAGCATCATAACAGAACGAAGCTGAGTTAGTTGTTCTGTAATCGTATATTAAATATAAGTATTGATTTTGAACAGGTAAATTTATTGAAGATATTGTTGCTTGATATAATCCACTTGAAGGACTGTTTACATCTGAGTTTGGCACTGTAGTTGCAGCAGCCAATAACGCATTTATATCGGTACTATTATTATCATATAAAGTGTTTGATGATAGCCATGCAAAATTATCATTGTTTACTACCCATGTATAGTCATCAAAATTAATTTTATTTGACCTTACCGTTACGTTAGATCCTGAGTAAGGATATACACCTATTGATCTTGTTCCTGATTGTATAAAATATTGTGAAGCTATTTGAACGTCTGATCCAAAAGTCATCATGTTTGATGCTACTGGACTTGAAACGTTTGCGTCGTCCCATTTAAATTCGTTATGAATAAACTTACCAACATCTTCACTTGAACTTATACCTACTTGAACTACTACTAAAGAAGTTTCTGTAGGACAGTTACATGTTATATCGTAGTCGGCTGATGGGTTTGGCGTAACCGTAACTAAAACAGTTGTTGGACTATTTTTAGTTTTATTAAAATTTAAACTTCCACTAGTTGTAGCATCACTTACTGAAGCTACTTGAGTGCCGTCCCAAACCATACTTACACTCATAGTTCCTGACGAAATAGTATAATCAAACACTACATTACCAATTACATTTCCTATTTCTATTGTATATTCTTGAGCACTTGTAGAATTTACTAATGATTTTTGTGTTCCACAAGGTAATATTACCGGTGGTAATGGTACTGTATCTCCATTAGTGCTTAATACATATTCGTCCATATACGGATCATAAGCTCCTAATTTTTGTGTATTCAACTGCGCATTAAATTGATCTCTAAAATAAGATCTCATTCCGGTGTCAGATATAACTTCTAACGCATCATTATTAGCTGATGTACCTTTTAATTTTATTACAGCAGTTCTTTTAGTGTCGGTAAAATACATGTCATAACCCCAAGAGCTGAAGCTTTCTGGGTTGTAACTAATACCATACTCTTCTATTCTAGCTATTTGTGTTCCTAAAACTTGAGGCACTGATGCAATAACACCACCACCTGTTGAATCACTGATAAGATTTTTTCCAGTTAACACATAACTTATCTTATCTTCTTGCAACACAAGAATATCTGTTTCTCTTGAATGCAGTTTCATTATAGGGCCAAAGCTTGTTTCTAAATCTTTGAAATTTACTAACCCTAAATTAAATTCATTTAAGTTATTTAAATTAGAATTACTACTATATATACCACTGTATGTTAATTCAGCAAATCTATCTGCTTCTTTAAAATCTTCTTTTGATACAGCTAAAACTCTTTCACCTAAGTTTACAGCTTGACCATCTAACGCATCTAATACTTTATAACTTTCTACTCCATTTCCAAAAGTGTAACAATTAAAAAACGGTAATGTTACAATAGCATCTTGCGTTGCAGTTTGAGCTTGGTCTCCATCGCCATTACCACCCATGTGATAACCACCTATAACGTCATAAGCTTCAGATGAATCATAAAACAAATTAGGATCTGCATCCGCAGGTTGTGTTTCCCATACAATTAAATTATTAGCTCTAGTAACCACTATCTCAGCTTCCATGAACCAAGTTTTCCCACCGTTAGCACACGCAATTACCCCACTTCTACAAGCTAAATATAATGGAGAAGCCGCATCACCTGGTGTTGCTTGCCAAAACTGGAAGCTAGGTGTCCATGGTGCAGGACATTGTACAGCTCCAGAACTAGTAGCAATTGTATTAATAAAAACAGGGTTTTGTAACCTTCCATCACCGTCATCAATAACATCTCCTGCTGCTGGATTTATAAAATCTCCTTGAAACCAAGCATGTAAGTCATCATAATCTCGTGAAGAAACATAAGTGTTTTCCCATATATAGTCTATACCAGGGCATCCACTTGCATCATGTCTGCCTATTCTCCATTTTATTTTTACACTAGACTGCGCTGGTATTGTATAGTTATCAGTAACATTATTAGCGTCAGTAGTAAAAGCTGGATACTGTAAAAAAGGACTGCAATAAGCTCTATTAGTACCTCCAGCAGTTTTTTCACCCGCATCAATAACAGCATTTGAGTCTAAATTAATACTAAAGTTTTGAGCTCTAATTTGCATATAAAGCCCCGCTAACTGATTAGAATCAGTAGGAGCCTCACCCTCAACTTCTAAAAAATTTGATGATTCAGCGCTAACATCTAACACTTGACATGTGACCTCTCTATTCAGCGGCCCACTTGCGTCAGTTTTAACAATTAATAAATCACCTTTCTGTACTTTGTTTTGATTATCACCTTCTAACTTAAAGTATATAACTCTTGTTGTTTGACTTTGATAATAAAAACTAGAATATATTGTCTCATACCCTCCTTCACTTGGTTTTAAAACAAACTTATATTTTGTAGCCCATGTAGGGGGATAATTCTCTATATTGACTTTTATTTTATTTTGATCAACAGAAGCTGAAGCTGGAACAAAAGTTGTATTAAACTCTGACACTAATACTGTAGAAGCTCTACCATAATCGTCCATATATACAATTCCTGTTTCATAATCTCTATTACTATGCAGAGAAGATGTGTCTTGACTAGAAGTAAAAGTTCCTTGACCTCTTGTAAAATAAAAATATTCATACACATCAGTCGTTCCTGAATTATACTTCATAGCTAACACTTGCAAGGAAAACACATTTGATCCTACTGTAGATCCTATTCTAAAACCTTGTTGTGTTTGAGAATCAATACTACTGTTTGATTTAGTAAACACACAATTAGTAGGAACTATTGTAACAGTGTTAAATAAGTCTGTTAACGAATTACCTTGAGTCGATGTTGCTAAAGGTTGAAAATTAGTATTCAAAACTGTACCAATACGTTCAGAAAACTCTATTGAATTTACCATTTCATACACTGAAGTATAATTTCTGTTTACTGGAAATATTACAGATAATTCAAACGGAGTGTTTTCAAACGCTGAGTCATAACACGCATCACCGGTATCTCCATTTAATTGAGAATGTTGTATAAATACTGTAAAAGCTAATGAAGATCCTTTGACTAATCTATTAGCAAAATCACTTAAATCAAAACTAATTTTAGAATTTTGTACAGTTGTGTTTGTGTTAGGATTTATAGTATATACAGCTCCTGTTGACATTGTTGCCTCAGGCAAATCGTCAAATAATATATCGTTAGTAAATAACGATGTTGTAAAGTTAATAGGTATGTCCTGTCCAGCTGCATTTATTATATCATACCCATCAGTATAGTTACCATAAATTAACCTATTACCCTGTATTGTTTGAGCTTGTGCAACTTTAGGAACATTGTCATATAATCTTAATAACTCATCGCTTCCTAGTACAGTATATATTTTACTGTTTGTAAAAGTATATGTTTGTTTTGAATTATTAGCCCATCCATAGTCAGATTTTTTAAACCTTTCTATAACATAAATAGAATTACTATTACTTGGTTTAAATAATAAATCAACCTCGATAACTTTATCTGATCCAGTTTCAAACTGTACCTCAATAGAGTTATATATATTTTTCATTGAAGCATTATTGAAATTATTCACATCAAAATCAAAAGGCCCTGGTTGAAAAGCTGCGGTAGAAAACAACGACGTTGCACTATACTCATTATTTACATACCTATATCTATAAGCAAAAGTTATAAATCTAGTTTCTAAATAATTCTCTTCTCCAGGAACATTTAAAAACTCTATACTTGGTGCAGGTAATGTGTCTAAAGTATCAAACCCTGGCGGTTTTAAAATAACACTAATATCAGTTTCTTTAATACCATCGTTTATCCCTGCTGGATCCGGATAATTTTGAGTTACATTTATTTTTCTAGGAGGATTTTTGTCGTCTGTCCAAAAAAGTAAATCTTCTATCTTGTTTACTCCAGTAATTAAAAACTTAGGATCAAAGTTTAATACTTGTTTGCTAATAACATGATATGTTATAGCTTGTGATTGTACATTAAAAGAAACAATTAAATCTAACTTGCCACCTACAACAGGATTGTTTGCATCATGAATAAACCAATAGATAGTTTCTTTTGATCCATCTTGGTAGGCTCCTATACATACAGCTGAATTAGATAAATTTTGACCACCATAAGCTAGAGTGGTTAACTGTGTGTTACCTTTTGAATTTTCTACAGCACCTATTTCAGTGGTTTCTGTAGATCCTAATCTTACGTTAATTGCATTAACATATTGGCCTGGAGGAACAAGACGTTCATCAACGCTCTTGTTCATTTTACCCGCAACAAAATTTGTATTTACTATCGGCATCTTACTTTAACCATTTATCCTGGCCTCTCAAACTCATTAAAAGGCGACCAGGGTGAATATTACTTAATCTAATTTTTGCATTTCTTAACAACGACGACTTATCTTTCCTTGCTCTATTTACAATATATTCTTGTACCCCTAATCTACCATTTAAAAGAGAATATTTTACATAAGCATATAAATATTCTTCAAACAATTTATTAACGCTGATGCTTCCGTCTTCACCATTCTCCATACCATCTGAAACATACTCTACAACCACTGAAGCTCCGTTACCTATAGAGCTAAAATTAATAACTCCTCTTTGTTTGTCTATACTAAACGTTGGATTTGCGTTAGCTGTTTCAGTGTTTAAACCAAATCTTGCTCCTATTCCAAAGTCAAAATACCAACATCCATCTACATTCCATCCTGATTGATTGTTGTATGCGCTACTTTCGTTTAAATAAATAGTTTTAGCACCACTTGTAAAAGACATATCTAGTTGTGAAAACTGTGGCTTTAATACATTACCGTCTTGATCATATATAATCTTAGCATTATTATCTTGTAAGTATGTTGATGCCCATCCTGTTTGTATATTTTCTGTTAACGGATATAATACACCATTCAAATATTGTGATATTCTTACCCAATTTACATAGTCAGAGGGTAATATAAATCTTAAATTATCATCTAAATCCATCTGTAACACCTTAACTTCTTTCATCGCATCATAATTCAACTCCTGAATTCCTCTTTTAGCGTGAAATAAAACTTGGTATCTATTAAGATTATTAATTAACTCGTGATTACCTTGATACATTAACATGAAATTATTTACAATATCATTTAATGAAACGTACTGGTATGATCCCCAATTTTTATCCTGAGGTATTGCTCCTGAGTTTGCGTAATATGCGTAGTCATTTATATAAGCCATATCTTACGTTTGTATTTGGTTGTTATTAACTTCTTCTTGTTTACCAAACTGATAAACATCTCCTTCTCTAATTTCTATACCTATATATTGACATATTTTAGCTACAATGCCAGGTTCGTCTGACGAAGGCAATTCAAAGTCTTGATAATCCGCTTGATTAATATCAAATAATGGCTCACCAGAACTAAGCGATTGGTATGTCCATTTAGGCGATAAAGGGTATCTAATATATTCAGCCGTTACACTTCCGTTATTTGTTATTGTTGTAGGATAAACTGTAATTGTATTACCTAACTTGCCAGTGTTTGCGTCACCAATAACAGATGTGGTTGCACCTCCCAACACATAAGCCGGGAAGCCAGTGGATGGTGCTGTAAGTGGTGAATTGTTTAAATAAAATATTTTATTTTGATTAACTCTTTCAACTTCAACAATACCTGTTGTATTAAATATACCATAACCATTTCCT